GCCCAAGCAAGACTAAAGGCTTTAATACTTGGTGGGTCAATTTCGACCTTAGCCGTAGCATTTGGAGTAGCAACTACATCAGATGCCATAGCACCAACAAGAGCCGAAGCACTAATAGTTAGCGAAACAACAAACGAAGCAACCTTAAAGAAGTATGAAAATACTCATAAGTTAACCGATCTTGAATTGGTTGAGTTGCTTCATGCCGTAGGCTTTACAGGCACAGACCTGAAAGAAGCATGGGCAGTTGCTAAGAAAGAAAGTAATGGGCGACCCCTCGCTCACAATCCTAATACAAACACAGGTGATAACTCGTGGGGCATGTTTCAAATAAACATGATCGGAGAGTTAGGCAAAGATCGTAGAGAAAAATTTGGTTTAGAAAATAATGCCGAATTGCTCAACCCTGTGGTCAATGCAAAGATCGCTTACTACATGAGTAGAGGCGGTAAAGATTGGAGTTCTTGGCATGGACTTACTCCAAAGACTAAGCAGTTAATGGAACAGTTCCCAGCAAAGAACGCAAAGCAATAGCAGAAGCCATAGCAGAAGCATAAGCAAGCAAAGCAATAGGAGAAGCAATAGGAGAAGCCCCATCAGAGATGGTGGGGCTATCTTAGAACTAACTTACCTGGCAGCCAGGAGAAGTTAGTTAGTCAGTTAGTTAGGGGGCAATCATGGGAGAACACTCCTTTGTAGATCGTTATATAGAATTAGATAAGCAATACATACAGCATAAGCAAGAACAATATAAACATTACAAAGAACCTGATCTGCCTTACACCGAAAAATTGTTTTGGGATAAATTAATTCATTTAGGTTGGAGAAAAGATTACACAACAACAGAGTGTTTGGTATTAGTTTGCTCTGTGTGTGAGGGAGCCATAACAAAGGTAGTTCTTAAAAATAATGTAAATATTAGACCTTTATTAAATATTGAAGATAAAATAGAAATTCACAAGACAGCATATTGCAAAGCAACAGCAAAGCAGAGCAAAGCATAAGCAAAAGGCAAAGCAATAGCAGAAGGCTATAAAAAATGTTTTAAAATTGCAGTTGTTGCTAACAAACTCCAAATAACGTTAAAATAAATAATAGTAGGTAAAGTTTTTATAGTAGAAGTTAATATTAAAGCCACACTAGAAGCAAAAGCAAAAATATATAACCACCACCATTGTTTTCCTAATAAAAGACCAGGAATAATAATTACTAGTTTAGTTGAGAATGCCCAAAATTCAATAATATTAGTTTTATTCCAGTATGATTTTGTAAAAAGTTGTTTAGTTACTGTAGGTATGTCATTGATTTTCATTGTATATGTTTTCTTTTAAGTATTGATAATGTGTAGGTGCTTTATCAATAATTTTTTTCCATTCTTTTTGTTTTAATTTTCTGTGTTTAATGTAAGGTTCTAACAACTTTTTAGTATTTCTTTGAAATTCAAAATCTAAGTTACTTACAAGTAATGAAGTACAAGGATTGTAACCTAACCCAACCGCAATTGCTGTATGCACTGGATTATGGATAACTCGATCAGTAAATACATCTTTTGTTATATTAAAATACTCATCTGGGTACGAAACATTGTTTGTAATTTTGTCCCAGTAAGGAGTGTCGGCTCTTTGAGATAACTGAAAGTGCAAAGAAACAAATTGAGTTGTATTTTTCATATAATATACAAAATTTTTATTAAATGAAGTAATATCAAACGCAGTAATAAATTCTCTTCTTTGTAACGTATGTATTAATTGTGATAAAAAATCATGTATAAATAATAATCCAGTACTTTCTAATGGTTCTAAAAATCCTGCTGATAATCCTACAGCCACAACGTTTTTTTCCCAAGAACGTTCATAATAACCATTTTTAATTTGAACTTGTTTAAATTCCATGTTTTTAGATCTATTTGAATCAGGAATAACCATTGAATTTGAATCTAGATAATCTTTAAATTCTTGTAAAGCAGTATCATCATCAACAAACTCATCACTGTAAACGTAACCCGTACCTATTCTGCTCCATAAAGGGGTGTTCCAAATCCATCCATTATTTACGGCTGTACAATTAGTAAAGGTCTGCATTTCTTTTTCTTTATTCGTGTACTGAACTGGTCCATACCAGGCTTTGTTGTTTGGTAAAACTTCTTTTGTAGAAACAAATGGAACTTCCATAAATTCTCCTAATAATAAACTTTTAAAACCTGAACAATCAATAAATAAATCTGCTTCAATTTTTATTCCATTTTCAAGAATTAAAGCAGTTATTCCTTCTTTAGAACCCTCTATTTTTTTAACTGTATTAATAATTCTAGTTACTCCTTTTGGAATAGCATAGTTATTAGCCAACCAAGAACCAAATAAAGATGCATCAAATTGATAAACAACGTCTCTATCAACTCTATAAGAATGACTCATAGTTTCATGATAATCCATAACAAGTTTATTTGTTTTAAAACTATTTGCTTGTGGATAAAAATATTCAGCATATTCTGTATCTGCAATTTGTGGATCTAATGCTTTTTGAAAAAGCCAATCATTTAACCCAAAATAGGTATTTGATATATCTGGATTACCAAATGTATAAAAAAAAGTTGGTGATTTAGCAGTTTTAAAATTTGTAAAACCAATTCCAAGTTTATAAGCAGCATTAGTATGCTTCATAAAGTCTTTATGATCTATATCCAAAAAGTTTAACCAAGTAGTTATCTCTTGAACTGTACTTTCTCCAACTCCAACTTTAGGAATGTCAGAACTTTCAATAACTGTTATTTTTTTATTAGGAAAAGCCTTTATTAAAGATGCAGCAGACATCCATCCAGCAGAACCCCCGCCAACAATTACTATGCTATTGATTTTAGTACTCATAATTTCCTTTTTTAATTATTTTGAATTAATCTTACTTCACAAGCATCCGTTGTGCAATACGCCTCCCCAATAGCGTCAGCAGCCATACCAGCGTATACCCCAGACAAATCTATTGGAAACAATTTCATAGTTCCTTCTGTTTCGTATTCTTCAGCAGTAATTTGCGTGTAAGGCATCTGAGGATACGTAGCATTACCTGATGGTAAAAAAGACACGGTTTTAAGTTGTCCATCATACATGTGAAGGGCTGTACCAATAGCCGAGGCTTCAGTCTCAGGATTAAAACTAATGGTTACACTTACAGAATTGTCTGACCAATATCTTTGTGCAGTTGCAGCAAGGGCCATCTTTTCGTAAATGCTTACGTCTTTTTCAGAACGTCTAGCATTAGATTTAATTGGGAAAAATACAACAGAAGTAGTATTTGGAGATTCACTTGCTGGTTCTACTCTGTAATTAGCCATCTTAAACAGAGGCAACATTGGATCAGAGTTTGCAAACCGAATAGCACGATTAAAATACTCTCCGCCTACAGTCCAATGAACGCCAGGTGATTCACCTGCCAAGATGCTAACTGTTCCACTTGGCTTTACGGTAGTCATCTTGATTGACTCACGAATACCAAGCCACTCAGAGTAGGTGGTGTCGTAGGTCTTGATTACTTTATATCCTTCATCCATCCACTGACGGAGTATTGGTAATCCTTTCCTATCTGCAAAGTTAGCCACTCCTGAAACAGAAGTTCCAATGCGCCGATTTCTTTGCATGATGGCGTTTGTTTCTTCCCAGTGTGTAGGTATGAGAGTTACGGTCTTTGCATATAGATAAGCAAACTTTAAGGTTCTTTTAAAGTCCTCTATGTCTTCATGGCGATTTAAATAGGTCTCAACTAAGGTACAGCACTCAAAGGACTCAAGAGATTGTTCTGCACAGGGGTTGTATCCTGCAATGCGCCAATCTTTATTATTAATTGGATCAATGAGACGACCATATTGTTTTGAGATATCCATCCAGACAACTCCTGGCTCTCCGTTACGAGCAATGCCATCAATGATGTTGTCTAGATTATCTCCAACATTTACTGATACAGAGTTATTAGACATCCAAGCCCATCCTGGCTTTTCTGGATTGTAAGAGTTTCTTTCTGGAAATTTTTCTACGTTCTTTAAATTTAAGAAATCTTCATCATCAATTCGACCAATAAGTAACTCAGCAGACCGCCGAACATTACCAGATACAACACAAACCCCAATAAGGTTCCCAATATCAGCGATATCAATACGGGTAAGTTTCTGACCAGCACGTTCCTTGAAGATTCCATCGATGTAATTATGTAACTTAATGAGCGGTTCTGGACCTGCTGCTGTTCCACCAAATGTCTTGATGGGTTCACCTGCCTTGCGAATTTCTGCATAATCGAACCTAGGACGTTTTGAGTCTGATCGTAGGTAAGAGTTAATAAGCGTGGCCGTTGACTCGACCCAGCCTTCTCTGGTATCTGGAATGACATATATTTCCCCCTCTTGCGGTTTGTAAATCGTGAAGTCTTTGTCGGCACCCTTATCGTCGAACCCAACTCCAACACCAAGCATACTAGCCTCCATTAAAAACGCAAAAGGCTTTGCTGGATCGGTCTTAGTCATTGAGCCAGTCGATACAAACGCACAGTTTTGTAAGGCTGCTGAGTTTCGTTTTTCATTTACAAGCGGAGTACCCATAACCCAAAGACCCCTACCTGGTGGTGTCCACTTTAAGTTCCACAAACGGTCGAAAGCCTCTTTGGCTGAGGCGGCTGCTTTAGCATCTGACCAAGGTAAGCGGTTTGTTTTAGCGTGGTCTTTTTGTAAAGAATACATACCGTTGATTACTCTCTCACAAACGTCAACCCAAGTTTCTTTAGTACCATCTGCTTTAAGTCGTGAATAGGTCCTAAGAAAAGTTATTTCACCAACGGAATTACCAGCGGCATCTTGATATCCAAAGGGAGCCTTTAAACTCTTGTATGGTGTAACAAACTCTTCGGCTAACTTAAAAGAAAACATATCGGTAAACCCCCACTATTTCTATTTGGATGCAAATACCCCTCGATGGGAATGCGTATTGTGACGGGTCTTAACCTATCACACACTTGTTAACTTGGTTGAGTACTTACCTCATATAAAAAAGGCTAAATTGCCCTCCACTATGATCCACTGTTCTCCACTTGCTATTATCAGATAACTACTCTTCAATAGATTGTTGAATAATCTTTGTGACTGTATCTTCTTTTAAAGCGTCAGGTAAATCTCGAAGAGCCTGTGCTCTATCACCAAATATTGCAGAAAGAACGCCACCAGAACTTTGACGCTCTGCGGTAATGCGAACAAACTCTCTGTTTTCTTCTAACTCTTTTAAATTACCAACAAGTTTAAACAGCCGATCAATTTCTTGAGATACATTGGGATCAGCATATCCGCCATTCATCTCCTCTGCAAAACGCATAAAAGCCACTCTCTGGCCTTGCATTTCAATGATTGCGTTCAATAAAGCCTTAAGTTGATCTTTAGTCTTTACTTCAACAGGAAGGTTGAAAGCACAACTGTTGTCAGGCTTGAAAGCAGGACAGTTTGAAGCAACAAAGCAGGTATTGCACTGACGAAGTGACGAATGTTGATTATTAATAATTGGGACATCTTTAAGAACATCTTTTCCCTCTTCATCAGTTTCAACTATTGTCTTCATTTTATATCCAAAGACAGGCAAGTTTTGAACCTCTAAAGGGTCTCTTTGTATCACTTCATTTGCAGAATTTTTCCGCACTTCAACCTCACTGTTATCAGAAGAGGGTAATTCAAATCCCATTAAACCTGTTAACAACTCATCGCTATTATCAGATACTTTCTCCTCTTTACCACCATTGATGATGTGAAAATTTGGGCTTTTCTTATCCATAGACTCCTCTAATCGTTTGTAAGACCATACCGCAACTCTAGTTGCTTCAAGGGTACCATCCTGGACAAACTCCAAATAGTCTAGTCCAGCCTTCTCTACAATGGGCTTGTATCGTGGTCGTGCTTGATCTTTCATTCTCTTTGGATAACGAACTAATTTAGTTCCATCCCAAATAATAGTTTCACCTCTTCGCATAGGTGATAACCAAGACAATGTGCTGGCTGTAGCAAATGGTATCTGTCTTAAGTTATCTGGTTTAGCACATCCAAGGGCGTGATAGACGGTATTAAATTGTTTAGAGTAACTCCGTGTAACGGCTGCTAAGTTAGTTACTGACTCAATTTCAGCGTAAGGCACTACTACGTTTTTGTACTTTTCAGAGATATCCTTAAGATTTAACAACCCATATTCCTCATGCCATACTACCCATAGTTTTGGATCATTACCAAAAAATGGACGTTGTTTTTCTACCCAATCTAACCCTAAAGTAAGTGAATCAAATTCTTGAAAAGCCTCTGCTCTATCAGCGTTATTGACTAAAAACTCTTGATAGTCTGCGGCTATCTCTAATAATTCTTCTTTAGATAGACCTGCTTTGTCCGCTTGTGCTGCCCCAGATTCTATATAAACTTTAGTCTCTGGAGTAAAATGTTCGCTAATAAGCCAAAGTTTAGTTTTTGGTAAACCACGTTTTCTAAGACCCCAATAGTTGAGTCCCATTGACTCAACTTTCTGACCTTCTAACAAGGTACGGTTTGAACCAACTTCAGTTCCTGAAAAAATTAATTTAGTCATCCCAAAACTCTAGTTCTTTTGGATTAGCCGCATCCTTTGAACGAGCAACATTTACTCGATTAATAGACTCCTCTATTTGATTCCAAGTACGAACTTTTTTAGGTGCATCAGGTCGTCTTTCTACAGCCAAATATCCTGGATTCATAAACATGATGGCTGGAATACCTTGTTCTTCAAAAACCCAAGCACACATAGACGGGTCAGAATCAACATACATCTCTATTGGAGCACGAGAACGACTCATAACAAATTGTCTCTTTTTTAAGTCTTCGCCTTCTAAATAAAAAGAACGATCAATTAAATCATCATAATTAATAATTCCGTGAGAATTAAGCCAATGTTCTGCATCCTCTGTTTTTCTAGAGGTCATAATGGCTACACGATTATTGGTGTTTAATGCATAGTAAAGCATTACTCCTGCTCGGATTGGTTCTCCTGTGTCCGAACTAAGTACGCCGTCTAGTGATAGTAATATATTAATTAGTTATCCTTTTGCTCGGTATGTCGCCGCTCTACGAATTAGGGTCTGAGTATCTGGTAAATCAATACCATAAGTTTCATCTGCTTGTTTTGCTTTGTATGCTGACCAGTACTCAGACAGTTGTTTTAGTGCAGGAACTGTTCCATATTTCTTACCAGCCTGCCATCTATAATTATAAAAATCTTCATAACCTTTACCATCTGGTCTAAAAGCATATCGACGAGAATGGTGAATGTCTTCAAAAAGAGCCGAACCTTGCATTAAAGCGGTTTGTAAACCAAACTCAGCGTTACGACGAGATGCTGGGTTTTTTGCATTTTGTAAATCTGTTAAATACTTTGAATAACGCATAACAATTTCT